GTGCATTTGGGGAGCTAGGACACCCAGAAGGCCCTACTGTCAATCTTGATAGGGTATCGCACATGATTACTAAACTGGAAGCTGATGGAAAGAACTTCGTTGGTGAGGCAAAATTGCTCTCTACTCCGATGGGGGAAATTGCGAAAGCACTAATCAAAGACGGTGGTAAACTTGGTGTCTCTTCAAGAGGTATGGGTTCACTAGAATCTAGAGGCGGTGCGAATTATGTGAAAGACGATTTCTATCTCGCAACTGCGGCAGATATCGTTGCAGACCCTTCTGCACCTCAAGCCTTCGTTGAAGGCATTATGGAAGGTAAAGAATGGGTTTGGTCTAATGGTATTCTGAAAGAAGTTGAGATTGCAGAAATCAAAGAGGATATTGAAAAAGGCGTGAGGAGTCGCAATGCGAAAGTTTCCGCACTTGCCTTTGCCAAGTTCCTGTCAAAACTTTAATCATTATAAATATGTTAAGATAACAAACTCAAGGAGAAAATCCCAATGTCAGAACTAGACAAGACAATTGAGGAACTTGAAGCGGAAGTTCAAAAAGAATTGGAAGAGGCAACTCAGCCAGATTCTTCAGCCGCTAAGGGTGACACAATGGAAAAAGTGGATGGGGAAGTTCAAGACCTTGGTAAAGCTGTTGTTGACCCAGAAGAGAAGAAAGGCCCAGATGCTGCGAAATCAGTAAAACAGGTCAAAGATGCTCAGAATAAGGGCGCAAAAGATGCTAAAGGTAACGATGAACCAACAAAAATCCAAGAACCTCTTGCCGCTGGCGACCATGTTGACCATGACGGTGAGGAGTTAGAAGAGGCTCGTATGACTAAGGAATCAATGATTACTGCTATGCAAGAAAAACTTGCTGGTATGAAAGCTGTTGACCTTAAAGCTGCATATGATGCTATGATGACAGATAAGGAAGAAGAGGAAGAAGAAGTTGAGGAATCAACTCTTGAAGACCGTCTTGCATCTGTAGATGTTTCTGAGGACGTTGCTGCTCTTACACAGGGCCAGGAACTTTCTGAAGAATTCAAATCAAAGGCTGCTACAATTTTTGAAGCTGCCATTAAGTCTAAACTTCGTTCAGAAGTTAAGAGAATCGAATCTGCTAAACAACAAGAAGTTGCTGAAGAAGTTGAAGCCGTTAAGTCTGAATTGACTGAAAAGGTTGATTCTTACATGAACTACGTTGTTGAAGAGTGGATGAAACAAAACGAAATCGCAGTTGAGCGTGGTCTTAAAGGCGAAATCGCAGAGGACTTCATTTCTGGTCTTAAATCTCTTTTTGAAGAGCATTATATTGACGTTCCAGATGAGAAGTACGACATTCTAGGTCAGCAATCAGAAAAGATTGATGAGTTAGAATCAAAACTTAACGAACAAATTGAAAAAACCGCTGAACTAAAAAAGCAGCGTGACGTTCTGGTTCGTGAGTCAGTTTTTGCAGAAGTATCTTCTGACCTCGTTGCTACTGAGGTAGAGAAGTTTAAGTCTCTTGCAGAAGATGTAGAGTTTACCGATGAAGAATCTTTCAAAGTTAAACTTGACCAGCTTAAGGAAAGTTATTTTCCTAAAGCAACAACTGTCGCTAAATCCGTAGACGATGAATCAGAAGGTTCAGAATCTTACGATACAACTGGTGCAATGGCCGCTTACATGGCTGCCATCAGCAAAAATGTAAAGCGAGCTAAAAACTAAGTGAAAACTAGGTTTTTATAAATATTATTAGAAAACTCAATAAGGAGAAACTAACAATGTTCCAAACAGAACATCTACAGGAAAAGTGGCAGCCAGTTCTAGAGCACAATGATCTCCCAGAGATCAAAGACTCTTATCGTAGAGCTGTGACCACTGTTATCCTAGAAAACCAAGAAAAAGCTCTTCGTGAAGAGCGTGGTTTCCTTCGTGAAGCCGCACCCGCTAATGCTACTGGTTCATCAGTAGATAACTGGGATCCAATTTTGATCTCACTAGTTCGTAGAGCTATGCCAAACCTCATTGCATATGATGTTGCCGGTGTTCAGCCAATGACTGGCCCAACTGGTCTTATCTTTGCAATGCGTTCACGTTACACCTCACAGGCTGGAACTGAATCATTCTACAACGAAGCCGACTCAGACTTCTCTGGTGCTGCTTCACCTGCTCACTCAGGCACAAACCCTGCTGTTCTTAACGACTCACCTGCTGGTACTTACACAACTGGTGGCGGTATGTCAACAGCTGCTGCAGAAGCACTTGGTGACTCTGCTGGTAACTCTTTCGCAGAAATGGCATTCTCAATCGAGAAACAAACCGTTACTGCAAAGTCTCGTGCTCTTAAAGCAGAATACACAATGGAACTTGCACAAGACCTTAAAGCAATTCATGGTCTTGACGCAGAAACCGAACTTGCAAACATCTTGTCTGCTGAAATCCTTGCTGAAATCAACCGTGAAGTTATTAGAACTATCTACACAGTTGCTAAGCCAGGTGCTCAGAACGATACAGCTAATGGCGGTATCTTTGACTGTGATGTTGACTCAAACGGCCGTTGGTCAGTTGAGAAGTTCAAGGGTCTAATGTTCCAAGTTGAGAGAGATGCAAACGCAATCGCTCATCAGACTCGTAGAGGTAAGGGTAATACAATCATCTGTTCTTCTGACGTTGCTTCTGCACTTCAGATGGCTGGTGTTCTTGACTACACCCCTGCTCTTAACAACAACCTAAACGTAGATGACGCTGGCAACACATTTGCTGGTGTTCTAAATGGTCGTTACAAAGTGTACATCGACCCATATTCAGCAAATACTGCTGATAAGCAATACTACGTTGTTGGTTACAAAGGTACATCACCTTATGACGCTGGTATTTTCTACTGCCCATACGTTCCTCTACAAATGGTTCGTGCGGTTGGTGAAAACACATTCCAGCCTAAGATTGGCTTCAAGACTCGTTACGGTCTAACCGCTAACCCATTTGCAGAAGGTACAACTGCTGCTCTTGGTGGTCTTAACGCTAACCTTAACACCTAC